TTGATGAGTGCAAGTAATGTTGCAGTGACTACGGGATCAACATACGAGAATCGTAGCAACCTAGCACCGCAATTCTTCGAAGAAATCATCAAGCGATATGAAGGAACCGCGTTAGGTGCGCAAGAGATTCATGCGGCAGTGATTGATCAAGCGTCTGGTGCGTTATGGACTCGCGAGCTACTCGATCAATGCAAGGTATCAAACAAGCCTAGGGACTACGTGCGAACGATCGTTGCAATTGATCCTGCAATGGGCGGAACAAAAAACGAAACAGGGATCATCGTGTGTGCGTTGGATACGTTCGGACATGCGTACGTTCTCGAAGACTATTCGTTGAAAGCTACGCCCGATCAATGGGCGAAGAAAGCGATCTTCGCTTATCATAAGCATAGAGCCGATCGAATCGTTGCAGAAGTAAACCAAGGTGGTGATCTGGTAGAGAAAGTTTTACGAACGATCGATACCGATGTTTCCTACAAAAAAGTGAGAGCTTCGAAAGGAAAGCTTGCAAGAGCGGAACCCGTCGCGGCGTTATACGAACAAGGCAAAGTGTACCACGTGCGGCACTTCATGAAACTAGAAGACCAGCTATGCACATATATCCCCGGTGAGTCGAATTCACCGGATCGTATGGATGCACTGGTTTGGGGATTGACTGACTTGATGTTATCAAAAAAGAGAGCAACCGGGATTGCATTTGGTGACTTTGGATTGAGGGCTGCACCATGGCGCATGTAGATTTTCACCACGCGAATTTGGAAACGTCATTTGGGTGCTCACACCACTCGGAAAAAATACACGTAGGAAAGCGCATAGGGCGCAAACCGTTAGGCTCACCCGCAGGAAAAGATTCTTGGTTGCCGTTACTGCTAGACAGTATACCAACACATAAAACTTACGTTGAACCATACGCGGGGAGTGCTTCTTTATTCTTCGCAAAAGAACCATCACAAAAAGAAATCATCGCGGATAAAAATATGGGCTTTATTAGCGTATATAAATTTTTACGTGATGCCAGTGACGCGGACTTTGATTGGATGCGTGGTCAAGAGTGGCGCGGTAGTCAATCACGTTTCGCAACTTTGCTTGCGAGTAAGCCGCGCAACCTTCGCGAACGCGCATACCGTTTCAAATACTTGAACTTGTATAGCCGACGAAGAGAATGCTCTTTGTACTCAATCCTTCCCGGCGATCGGCGCACGGGCAAAGAGTTTCTTGCTAACCTTGAGCGTTGGCGCGAACGTCTAGCGGGCGTTGAAATACTATACAAAGACGCGTTGCAAGTTATGTTGCAGTACGATTCGAAAGACACGTTTCATTATATCGATCCACCATGGAAAAAAATTACCGGTATGCTAGGGGGCGAAACGTTTGATGCAAGTGCGTTTGCGTCTGCGGTGTCTACGCTGAAAGGTTCTGCGCTTATCTCATACCAAGGTGACTTAGAGCTTGGCGACCGATGGCGCATGAAAGAGCACGCACCAAACACCGCGAGTTTCAGCTACAAATCAAAACAACGCTTGTACATAAATTACGCAGTATCAAAAAACCTTGTACGCAATGAAGACACGAAATTTTTGGAATTATCCAAAGAGGAACTTACTAAAGCGGCTAAGATTCAAAAAGAGTTTATACGTAGGAATAAAGCAACATCGCGTCCGTTGAAACGTTCCATTTATCGCTTCTTCAAAAAGATTGTCCGTCGTGAAGTGAACAAGCTACAGCGCAACGGAACTTTACGTCTGTTTTCAAATAAAGCGGGCGTTCGTAAAATACAAAAGAACCTTGATCAACTTGTGATTGTTCATAAGTCAAAAGAGGATGATGAAGAGCTTGCAAAACTGATTCGTACTTATGGCGTCCGCGTATACGAAAGAGCAGGGAACAGAACATCAAAAGAACTCGGCGGAACTTGGGAAACAAGGCCCGCAGAATTAGACGAATTGATCCGACAAAAAGAAATCAAAATTGTGGAAACAATGACCCACATACGCGAAGAGTTACAAGACACGATTCGTGATGTACTTGTTGAGTCTTCACAGATGGAACCGCGACCGGGTATTGGTGACATCACCCGTCAAATCTATGCGCGAACGTTAGACAGTGGAAAGATGAACCCGGCAAGAGCGGAGCGCATCGCAAGAACTGAAACCGCATCATATGAAAACAGCGGAATCATGAAAGGCTACAAGGTAAGCGGCATCACTCGCATACGTTGGATTTCGATTATGGATTCAAGAGTGCGAAGAGAAGGAACAAACCTAAAATGGAATCGTCAACCCGCGAATCATGCCGTGATGAATCGTCTTGAAACTGACATCGGTGTTCCATTTATAAATCCGATAACGCAAGCTGAGTTGCGTTATCCTGGTGACCCATTAGGCGCACCACAAGAAATCATAAACTGTAGATGTACAACGATGCCAGTGACAAAACGCTAAGGTGTCAACCTAGCTTTCATTGGTGATTTAGTGTAAAGGGGAAAGAGCATGGCAAAAGTCAGCAAAATAAAACAACTGCGAAAGAAAGACTCGCCAAGCCTTAGTGTGATCGGTGCAACTGGTCTTGACAGATCAGCCGGACAAATCAACGAAGAGTGGTTGCGTCAACTCAAGGGCACGAACGCGGTTAATGTCTATCGTCAAATGAGAGACAATGACGCGATCATCGGTGCTTTCATGTTCGCAGTTGAATCACTTGTTCGACAAGTTCGCTTTTATGCAAAGCCTGCAAACAAAACACCTGAAGCAATCGCAGAAGCCGAATTCGTCGAAGAGTGTATGCGTGACATGTCGCATACCTTTTCTGATTTACTTTCAGAAGTTTTGTCTATGCTTGTTTTCGGTTGGAGTTACTTCGAAAAAGTATACAAGATTCGAAAAGGACCAAACGAAAAAGATCCAAAGTATCGATCGCGTTTTACTGATGGCCGAATTGGTTGGAGAAAAATTTCTATTCGCGCACAAGATACACTTGATCACTGGGAGTTTGACGACGATGGCGGTATCCGTGGGATGTGGCAAATATCACCACCGAGTTACAACCTGACATTCATTCCGATCGAGCGATCGATTTTGTTTCGTACACAAACAAACAAAAACAATCCTGAAGGGCGAAGCGTACTGCGTAACGCGTATCGATCGTATTACTTCAAAAAGCGATTAGAGGAAATAGAAGCGATCGGCGTAGAGCGTGATCTAAGCGGTCTTCCAGTTCTCGAAGTACCCCCGGAAATTATGTCAACGGCAGCAAGCGCAGCGGATAAATCATTACGCACTAGCCTTGAAAATATGGTTCAACAAATCAAGAGAGACGAGCGCGAAGGTATGGTCATTCCATCGGAACTTGATCAAGATGGTAAGCCTACCGGGTATCGTTTTCGTTTGTTGAATTCTGGCGGGCGTCGTGCGGTTGATGTTGATGGTGCGATCAAGCGTTATGAGTCGCGAATGGCAATGGCTGTCATGGCTGAATTTCTTTTGCTTGGTATGGATAAAGTTGGATCGTTTGCGCTTGCATCAACAAAGACTCATTTGTTTAGCGTTGCACTTGGTTCGATGATTGATTCGATCTGTCAAACGTTCACACGATTTGCGATCGGGGATTTGATGCGGGTCAACGGTGTTGATCCTAAACTTTGGCCAACTCTCGAACATGGTGACATCGAATCACCGGAACTAAAAGAGATCGCGTCTTTCGTTAGTAACTTAACTGACGCGGGCGTACTTGTACCAGATGAAACGCTTGAACGCAGGATGAGAGAACTTGCAGGATTGCCGAAACCTGATGAGGAATAAAAATGTCTGCAAGTAAAGTTGCAAAAGTAATTCTGAATGATTCAAAAATAGAGTTACCTAAAAACGTTCATACAAATTTAGAGGACTTGCCATCTCTTTCAAATAAAAATGGAGTACGTGTACTCGATATTTTTTGCGGTATGGGCGGAATGTCTATTGGTTTTGAAAAAGCAGGTTTTGAATCGGTCCTTGGTATTGACGCATCGGAGCAAGCCATAGCGACGTTTGCACTGAATCGCCCTAAATCTTCCGGGCTTCTTACAAACATTGGAAAATTAGATGCAACTAAACTTGCAAAAAAAACAGGCCGCATTGATCTAGTTATTGGAGGTGTGCCTTGTGAAACTTTTTCTAGTATCAATAGAGTGCGATCTGATCAATCACACACGAGTAGCCCCGCTAGAAAACTAATTTATAAAGCTGTTGAAATTGTTGAGGCTGTAAAAGCAAAAATGTTTTGTTTTGAAAATGTACCTCAAGCATTAAATAGCCCCCAATGGAAACGAGCAATTT